GTAATTTAGGTATTTTCAATAGTCGTTCTTCTTCTTTTTATCTTTTTCTTTGGATTTTGTTTTCTTTTTAGCCATGATTATTTTCCTTTTGGTTTGACACCACGTTTTTTCATGTTAATAGCAATAGCCGCCTGGCGTTTTAATTTCTTTTTACGCTTACCACCAGTAAGTTGCTTTGGCATTTGTGCTCTAGATATAGCCATATAGTTGTCTAGAATATATTTTTATTTTTCTTTTTCAATTTTTTTCTATATATGAGGTTACTGAGGTTACTTTTACAATAAGTAGTTGATTATACTGTATTTTATAGGTAACTTATAGGTAACTTATAGGTTACCTGGTAACTTTTACTATACATGTCTTGCAAAATAAATAGTGATAAATAATAATAATAATGTATATATAAAACAACTATATGATTAATTGATATGGGTAACGTAAGAAAGTTAACAACAAAACAACACAAGTTTGCAATGCTGATAGTCTCAAAAGGCGATCGCATGTCAGCAAAAGACTGTGCAATTGAAGCAGGTTTCTCAGAGAAGTCAGCACAACAAGCCGCAGCTAATCTCACTAATCCTAAAATGTTTCCGTTGGTCGTAGAAGAAATTGAAAGATTACGTAGAGAGTGGCAAGAAAAGTACAAAGTAAGTTATTCAAGGCATATTAAGAGACTAGATGATTTGTCCAGAGGTGCTGAAGAAGCAGGTAATTGGGCAGCGGCTGTAGCAGCTGAAAAGTCTAGAGGCCAGGCAGCAGGACTCTATATTGATAGAAAAGAAATACTTACAGGCTCCATAGATCAACTATCTAAGGTTGAGGTAGAAGAAAAACTACGTGAAATAGAAAAACAGTTCAGCATCAATACTGATGTTATTGAAATCCAACCAGAAGATTAGTATTGCAATTCTCAATTTTATGGGATAATATACAAACAATAAGGAGAATATAGAATGAAAAGATCTTATGTAAGATTAGATATAGACAAGACAGAGTTTGATATTATGTGTAATCATTTGAGAATCACATTGTTCGGTCAGAATGATATGAAGAATCCGTTGGTCAAAATACTTTGGCCTAAAATCAAATATAAATTAACTGAAGAGCATAAGAAAGGAGGTAAGAAAAAAATAGATCATGAGCAAAATTATCGTAGGCTTACAGCAAATAGATGAAGGTGCAATTAATCCAGGAACTGGTTTGCATGAACAACCAATATGGAAAATTGAAATGCAAGATAGTGATGAGAGATTGTTAGGTAAACATAAAATGGAAGAGTATATCTCAAAGTCTTATGGCAAAGCTATTCATAGATTTAAAAGATGGAAAGTTATGACAAAGACTAGTGAGACACAAGTTTATGTTGTTGTATTTTCAGATAGGACACATGAAATGTTAAGTCCTAATCAAATTATGGATAAACTATATGAAGGCCACAAGGTTAGAAAAGATCCTAAACTTGATTACATAGAATCTGAGTTAGCAGCTAAAGGTGGACATAGTCCTATCTTCATACCTGATGAAACTTAATCATTTAGATCTGTTTTCAGGTATAGGAGGATTTAGTTTAGGATTAGAAGCTACAGGTTATTTTGATACCGTAGCGTTTTGTGATTTTGACCCATACTGTCAAAAAGTTTTACGCAAACATTGGCCGTGGGTTACAATCTATGACGATGTAAAGGAGTTAAACAGTGAAAGATTATCATCAAACGGACATACTAAAATCGACATCATCACAGGAGGATATCCCTGTCAACCATTCAGCAT